CCTACTTCGACAAAGATGGTACACGACTCCCTCAACAAGGTAGAGTCAAATTCTTAGATGAATCTACCACTGGTCAGCACATACCAGCGTCCTCCGTGCCCACAAACTCTAGTGGCCTAATTGAGTCTGAAGGTAAGCTCGTACCAAAGAAAACTGAGCTCAAGTCAGAAAAGATGTTAATCGATACTTATCCAAGCCCTTACACATATGTTACACATACTCAAGATCCAGATATTGAACAGATTAGTAAAATCTTAACGCCAGAAACACAAAACGCTAATAATGACAAAAAACGCTTACGTAAACCACGTTCAAAGAACTCTCGTAATAACAAAGCTGTCAAACAAGATATTAATAACAACAATACCACCACAGCTAAACCAACCGTTGAACCAATAGTTAAAGCCCTACAAGACTTGGCCCTGACAAAACCTCAAGATGATATTGAAAAAACACCACCGGAAAAGAAATTTTTTAAATATGACGTCTTGTGGGCGTTAGATAAAGACCAAAAGAAATACATGCACAAGCAATTTCCTGGTACTGAATTTGTTCCTATAAATTCTATCTCACACCCACATCCTTGTACTGCCATAATAAGAAACATAGCTGAAGCTTTTGTTTTTGAATTAGCGCAGAAAGAAGGTAAACTATATGGTAACAAAAGCAATCGCATATATTGGAATGTTAATGGTAATCCAAATCGGTTTGATGCTATTGGCGTCAAAAATGTACACTGCAACTACCCTCCAAAAGACTCTTATGCTCATCATAAGAGTGCCACTTTCTCAAACGCAAAAAACGGCCAACCTCACCCTAGTTGGTGCGTCAATAGTTTTGAAGATTGTGGATGCTCTCAAATGGTAGGTTGCGGCATTTTTGATGCTGCTATGTTCATCTACACCATGCAGGATTTTACACCGGAAGAAATTTACACTATCATATCTTCCACCATTTGCCAATTTGCCGTTGCCGTTGATCACAAATATACGGGAGGCAGAGGTTATATGTACAACAAAGAAGGTTACTATTATATGGATGAAAATGCTAGAATGCATGTCTCCATAGAAGGTAATGACCATAATTATGTCTTCGACCATAACATTTGGTTGAATGACTGCTACTATGAATCAAAAAATGTCTCTGATGCAAGGACTGGTGCAATGACGTGGTCCTCAGTTAAGAAATTTCCTGATAGTGAAGTCTACGTTTTTCGAATCGCCCCACGCAATTTACGCCGTATTGAACCCATGACCAAGAATTTTAATGAAGCTATGCATGATAACAATCACGTTAGCTTATTAGATAACCCAATTTCCACAATGGACTTCAATTATAGACCCGATAAATTGCTTGTTGAAAGTTTTCGTAAAGACTTTACCGACGACACAATCATAAGTTTCTTAAATCACGCTATTATTATACCAAAATCAAAGAAACCAGTCTTCATTCCCAAAGAGCTACTCGCTAAAGTAGCAACTTCTGTTGTATTTACTGACCGCTTGAACCCAAACAACATACCATTTGATGCAGCAAAGGCAGCCATGAAACAATGTTTGACTAATATGCCTCTTGATGAGGTTGAAAAGTTGGACATTTTAACTTATGGACTACCCTATGCTTTCATAATGAACTTGAAAAATGAAATATCTTCCTACAAAAACACAGTAGTCAAGAACGACACTCTTTTACAAATGCAATCTACAATTATGTCAATAATACGGAGGCCAATCAACATTTATAACACCTGGAAATATGGTGTTACTGCAACCGTTTCTATTGTCGCAGTGGCGGTTTCTCTTATCGCCGCAGCCTCTATTTATAGATCATTCACGAGTGCATTCAGTTCTGCTTATAAAGACATCAACGCACATTCACTTATCAAAACGCAACATATATATAAGCCCATGTCGACACTGTCAGTCCTTAGAATCTTATTTGGACGTTTGTACCGAACTATTTTTAAAACTAATAAGCCAAAATTTATCACAAGTGATATTTGTTGCAAGGAAGCTAAATTGCTGCCCCTCTCACCTACTGCTAAAATCACATTGCCACAGGATTTTGACTGCACACCATCAGATGGCCTATTAGCCGTCTTTTCATGTGTGCGTCGACCACCTTTCGTCCCACGACCCTGCGCGCACAATTTTATCGTAGGAATTGTTAATCGATATTTGCTCAAAGAACTACAACGACCAATCGATTTCTTATACAATTACTGGGAGTTCAACAAATATAAACACGAAATTATTGACATAATGTTCCCTAAAGATAACATAAGCCCTTCCTTTCCTCAAGGATTACAAAAAATCATAATCATGCCCGTTGAACAATGGATATCCAAATTTAGTGGACCTAAACTTAAAATGTACACGCGTATGTTAGACTTCTTTCGTAGGTTTAGACGATTATACCCTAACCGCAGAACATCACATTCATTTGTCAAACTTGAACCACACATCATAAGTGATGGTGTACATGTTTACATGTTCTTCCCTAGACCTATCCAAGAACCTCCAAAACAATTCGCTTTACAGTTGGGCCCTTTCATTAATTCCTTTCTCAAAGAAATAAAGAAACACTTCTCCGTCGGCATAAGTCAAGGAGAACGCAAGTTTCGATCACCACATATAGTGGTTGGCACAGCTACAAATGTGCACACCCTAGGATTTCTTTTGGAGGAAGCTCTCAAACAAGGATACACCCATATGTATGACGGCGATGCAAAACACTTTGATGGAAGTGAGGAAGCCGCTTTACAATCTGACATATTTTCAATTTATTCAGCTGTTTGCCCCGATGAAGAATTAATAGATCTATTCTACAAATTTCTTAATATGCCAGGTAGCCACCC